CTCTGAGCTGGCCCCAGGGTAGGCCGCCCGAGCGGGTAGCCTCGAGATCCAGCAGAATAGATCCACCCACGGCCTGTTGGCCCTTGACGACAGGGACCACAGGACCGTCCGGGTGACAGCCAAGGGAAACCGGTCCGTCGCCGAGCTCAAGTCGAAGGACCATACGGTCCTACCGGCCTTGAGCCATTCGGCGACCCGCTCCGCCCCGGCTTGCTGGTTGTAAGTAAAGTCCTGCGGGATCGCCTTGAGAGCCCGGTACAGCGCCCGGGCCCAAGGGTCCAACAGGAACTGCAACCAGCGCGGGGGGGCGTAGTAGAACCGGGCCTTCCCATCTGGCTGAACCCGGCAATAAACCGCACCGTGGCTCCTCACTGAGCCCGGGGCCGGTCTGAAATCAGGTAAGACCGGCAACTGCGGCCAGTAAGAGGGCACGGTGCCCGGTGGGTGTATGATATGATCTTGCATCACCCACCAGGCGTCCTTGAACAGCTCCACTCCGACGGACGTGTAGTTTCCACGTCCGTCGGTGAGCTTCAAGGACAGCGGATTATTGGGGAGGATCTTTCTCTGGATCCTCACCTCGGGAAGGACGTCAGAGGGGGAAACACCGAAGTACGCCCGGAAAGGGAACCGGGCGCGCCAATCTTCGGTGTCCACCTCTACGACCTTACCTGAGGTGAGAGGCACCGCGAGGATGCGAGCCGTCCCAACAGCCCGTTCGAACTTCTCCACGTCCGCCCTGGACGGAGTCGCCTTGAGTCGGCCATAGGCCGTCAAGGCGACACGCCAGGACTGGACGAGCTGGAGAAACTTTTCGAACGGGGCCGTGGTGGCGACCCGATACGCGTAATTAAGGTATCGGTCAGACCACCACGGTGGCCTGTCAGGACGTTCCCCGGCTCGGAGCTTCAACAACCATTGGACGAGGGAGCTTATTCGCTCCTTCGCCCAGTCGAAGCCCGAGGCGCGGACCCACCTGTCCACTGCTACCGCTATCAACTTCCGGTAGCGGTGAGACACCAGTGGGAAGGCGGCCAGCAGCCGAAGGGTGTGAGCCGTGCTCGGATGGGCCATGGCAACACCTCCTTAGAGAGTTGTTGCCACCCATTCGATGTGCGGCCCGGCACCCCGGCCGCGAGGCCGGGTGGGGCCACACCGAGCTCGGTTGCCGGAGCAACCTCGCCGGGGTGGCAGGCCTTACGCCGGCCCG